CCGACAAGCAGAGATAGAGGCTACAGCTAACATAGACTATGCCAAGATAGAGGCACAGAAAGCAGTACACAAAGCAGAACAGGCTGTACTAAAACAACAAGTCAAGTCTAGTGAGAAGTCATGGAAGGATGAATACCTATGTGTAGTGTTTACCATTCTGCTAATCTGTCATTTCATAGAACCACTACAGCCAAGCATGATGAAAGGATGGGAGATGTTGGGTACAGCTCCAAAAGAATTTTGGTATATCATAATGACTATTGTGGCAGGCAGCTTTGGGGTATCAACACTAAGTAAATGGAAAGGCAAATGAAACAATCAAGACTAGATAAGATACTATCGTACATTGCATGGGCAGTAATAATAGGATGGACACTCGCTATTATCATCATTGATGTAGAGGCTAATGAAAACACAAATGTTTCTGGAGACAATACAATTATCTCTGGTGGATACACAAGCTCATCAAGTACAACGTATGAGTCTGGCAGTAGCTCCAATACCACTAGCACTTCCACAACCAACAACACTAGCAACATCAAGAGTTTCCCACCAACGGCATCTGCCCCACCAACTTCGGCAGGGATTGATACCTGCAACCTTGGCACTTCGTTTGGATTGCAAAGCAGTTTCATTGGAGTGTCTGGCAGTAGCCATGAGACAGACGAGACGTGTGAGCGTATCAAACTAGCAAGAGAGCTATCAACAGTACACCAGATGAAGGTGGCAGGGATTGCTATACTGTGTCAAGACCCTAGAGTATTTACAGCTATGATGGAGGCAGGGACCCCTTGTCCATTCGAGGGACAGATAGGACCAGATGCTGAGAGACTCTGGGCAAAGTATGATGAGCTAAGACCAGACTATGAAGAACACAAAGAAAGAATGAAAACAAAAGAGAAGATACAAGCTGAACAAGTTATGTATGATAGTGGTAGGTAATGGCAGAGTATATGCTTCTCATACATTTCTGTAGCCTACTTGCAGATAACTGTAGTAAACCACAAGAACACACAATAAGGTTTGCTGACTACTACTCTTGTATGCTTACTGGTTACGCTGATGGACTACAGATGATTGAAGAGAATGGTCCAGAAGTTGTAAACACTCTTGAGCTAACCATTGGACACGAATGTATAAAGAGTGAGTCTGAGTGAGATACATGAAATGTTATATTGGAATCGTTATTTTATTGTTATCAATGGTAGGGTATATCAATGTTGCGAATACTACGACAACTGACAACTTACTCTCTAATAATTTTTATGATGACTGGACTGGTACTAACGACCATTTCCATGGTCCTAATATTCTGGCTGGGGTTCACAATGAGTATCGTGAGCAGACTATTACCCTATCAGACCATCTTGAAACTCACGAGATACAAGGCGTAACTCAATCACAATTTCAAGCCGAAGTCTGGTTCTGGAATAATCGGAGCCAGTCGGTAACTTTAACACAGGAGATAGTAGATTCAAATGGAACGGAGTATAATAACAGTATTACAATGTCTGGTTCTTGTAATGGTTGGAATGGATGTGGATATGAAGATTCTCCTACCAACACTATTATCATTAATGATATTGCATCAGACTACGATATAACTACACGATTTAGTTTTTCTGTACCCTCTCAACCAACAGGTCATTGGGCTGCTGATGTCCGTAACCCAGAGTTGTTTGTAACTTATGACCCATTTGTTTTGGATATGACCACAACACAAGATGTTGAAGATTGGTTGCAAGAGTTTGAGGAAGAGTACATAGATATATTTGAAGAGGAAGAGTTTATCTTTATAGATGAGCCATACCCTTTTGTTGAAGAGTTCTTGATATATGAACCAGAGGTTTATGAAATTTTTGAAGAGATAGAATACTACGAGACAGAGATAGAAGAGTTGCCAGAAGAAGTTATAGAGGATATGCCAGAAGAAATCATAGAGGAAGAGATTATAGAAGAGCTACCAGAAGAGATTGTAGAAGAGCAGCCAGAGGAGATTAGTGAGGAGCCTAGCATGGAGGAGGTGCCAGAAGATGTAGATACATCTGAACCAGAGCAAGGTGATATAACTATAGGCAAGACAATCTTTGCCCAGGCTATAGAGGTTGACCAAGTAACCATAAGTGCAATGATACAATCACAACCTATCATGCAAGATGCAGAGTTCTATGCCCCAATAAATATTTACCCAAACCAAATAACTATCTTTGACGACAGACAAATCTATGGTAATATTACCTATGTTGTCAATGACCCACTAACTTCACAGATAAATTACATGAGGGGTAACTTGGAACAACAATACAAATTGAAACAGAAACTAGATGAGATGATATGGATAAACTAAAGAACAACCTTGCTGGTATCGTAAGTCTTATCGGTGTAGTCGGTGCTATCGGTGCTGGGTTTACTACATACGGTCAGCTACTAGGCAACATCTCCTCCCTAGAGGAGAAAGTGTCTGAACTGGAGTCAAGGCAGTATGTGATAAACGAGACAGTTGACCTAACAGAAACTAACGATAAGATTAATGACAACTATGTCAGCTTGGTAGACAGAATTGAATTGATGAAACAAGATATAAATGATAGCAAGAATAATCTTGGCATAATCAAAACTAGGCTTGATCTGATTGATACACAGATACAAGCCATGGAAAACGAAAAAAAGAATCCTTTAGCAAGATAGGAGAGTATGATGCTAGAAAAACTAAAAACAATCGCCCATAAATGGACACAGAGTAGGATGTTCTTTACAAAATGTGGTTGTGGTAACAAAAGACCTAAACCCCTTCTATGGCTTTCTCTGGGCGTTCTAGGGCTAATTCTATTTTTGGCGTAGTAAAATGGCAGAATTAACTAAAAGACAAAAGCAAACTATGAAGAGGCATAGTAAACACCACACTGCCAGGCACATGAGAGTTATGACAGGTCTAATGAAAAAGGGTATGACCTTTGGTGAGGCTCACAAGAAAGCAATGAAAGATGTCGGAAAGTGATAATGAAAAGTTGCCTTACACTTTTATGGTGTTAGAGGCATCAGATGGAACATTTAGTTGCAATGTTATGTGTCGTGGGTTCTCCACCTATGAAGATGCTGTATCCTTTGTAGAATTATGGGATCAGCTAGTCAATGATGAGAAGATTTACAGTTACGAACTCCATTAAAAAAGAGGACCAAGCCGAAAGGTAATAAACTTGGTCCTCTATAAGAGTTGGAATTAACAAAATTTATTTTATAGAAAGGAGACCAACTCCTAGTAAAGGTTATATCACAGAGATATTTCTGTGTCAACCATAACATAGGAGGATGTTATGCCAAATAAATGTGTCTTAGTTATAAGCGATCTACACATACCCTACCACCACAAAGATTCTTTTGCTTTTCTCAAAGAAGTAAAAAAAGTTTTTAAACCTGATACCATTATCAACATAGGCGATCTGCTAGACTTCCATGCTATTTCCATGCACGACCACGATCCTGACTTGCCCAGTCCTGGTAATGAGTTGTCAACAGCTCGTCAATACGTTAGGGAGTTGGAGTCCATATTCCCTGATGTAACAGAAGTACACAGTAATCATAGTTCATTAGTGTATCGCAGAGCAATCAAGTATGGTATGTCAAGAGAGTTCCTTAGACCATACTCAGAGTTCTTGGGTACAAAAAAATGGAAATGGGTAGATGATATAACACTTACTTGCAATGGTAGTAGAGTATTTTTTACACATGGCAAGGGGGCAGATGTACTAAAAATATCACAGACTATGGGTATGTCTACAGTCCAAGGGCATTATCATACCAAGTTCTCTATAGGGTATTGGGCGAACCCTGACCAACTATGCTTTGGTATGCAAGTTGGGTGTCTTATCAATCAAAAATCTCTTGCATTTAGCTATGCAAAAAACTTTTCCACAAGATTTATTTTAGGTTGTGGGATCATTGTTGATGGGATACCGAGGTTACTTCCTATGGTTCTTAATGGTAAGGGAGACTGGATTGGAACAGTCGTCTGACATAATATCTTTTGTCTGTTTCAAACTGTCGTAGAGGTATCTATCATTTCTTTTTAGGAAACTAATGTCGTACAGATTATTAGTCCATACGACATCAATTTCCTTGGGAGAAGTTTTAGTTAATTGGTCAAATAAGTTTGACCATGTTCTTAGATTATATTCCCTTTGAGGCATTTGTATTGTCTTTAATTTTTTTATACACATCTATCCAGACTTGACGTAGCCTTAACAATTCTTTGTAGTTTCCTAAGTCTTGTACCTTATGCTTTTTTATTTCTTGCATAACTGTTTGTAGCATAGGATCATTTAGAACAACCCTAATCTGATCTAACGTACTGTTTTCATCAAGGTCATCAAATGTTTTTATACACTCCATGAGTTTTGGTTTGAGGTCATCAGGAAACTTATGTTCTTGTTCAGCTATGTCTTGCTCTACCCCTTTCTCGTCTAGATACTTTGTTGCCCCACTACCAGTTGGCTTTTTGGCATTTGCATTACCATCATCATCTTCTGTTGCCAACCCATATATTGCACATAAGCTGTATCTTTTTGCATAGGTTATGGCAGAGCCAACAGCATGACTGTCATCAAACTTATTACCCTTAACAGAGATGATACACCTAGATGTTAGTACACTATCACAATCCTTATGGTACACATTAGTTCTTACAAACTGTATCGTGCCATGTTCTGTAATCTCATAGTCTATTGATTGACTAAAAGATAATCCATACTTAGCACCATGGTTGACTGCTTGGATTACTTCATCAAGATTTGCGTAGTCGCTTTTGAAAAATGGGTTCTTTGCTGTTTTCTTTGCAGTTATATTGTCGGCTTGAAACTGCGACAAAGCCTCTAATAATTTGTTACTGTTATCTGTCATTATATTCCTTCCTTTACGTTAAAGGCTCTCTGTAAATTATCTTGTGAACGTCTGACATTTGTGTTTACGTTTTGTGTAATAAACTTACATTGGTTTTGTATATTTGTAAGGACATCATACATGACTGGATCTAACTCCATAGTATCCAGTCTTAATGATTTAATGCTCTCTACAATAGTTTCTATCAGCACCCATTGTTCAGAAATTCTAGACAATGAGTCCACTTGATTTCTAGTGTAAGCGTCTGCCATTTGCTTTGCCCTTTGAAATTCTGTTTCATTAGTAGTCATTGTGTTCATACTCCTTACCCTCCCCTATTGCTTGTTCTTGATACTTTGCCCACTTCTCGGACCACATCTCACTTAACATATCCTCAACGTATACTTCAGGATCTTCGTCTTGTGGTATGAATGTGAGTAGATGTTTGTGTTTGTCCATAGTTTGCATGAACTCGCCTAGACTTTCACAAGTTACTATCTCTCTATCTGCTATTTCCCAATAGCGATCTTCTTGTTCCATTAGATAATTTTTAAATTTACCCATTGTTTTCTCCCTTAATTCTTTGCAATGTTTCATTTAGCTTTCTGCAATCCTCATTGAACTGCTCTAGCTTTTCCCAAAATTGATCTTCTAGTTCATCAATCTTAGTGCTAGAATTATCTAGCTTGTTGACCACAAGTTCTAGTGGCATTTTGTTTACTGTCATTGTATTTCCTTTCTTTGTTGTTGACATATATATATAATTATAATAGTTTGAGTATATTGTCAAACAATATTTTAACAACAAGGAGGATTACATGGAAGAAATCACGCCATTATATATAAAAATACCAAGTCATTTGAAAGACGCACTACAGAATTGTGCTAAGTCTGAACGTACATCTTTAGTGGGTTTATGCACAGACATACTTACAGTAGGTGTCAATGCAAGATCAAAAATAAATGAAGAAAAAATTAAACAACTTATAGATAGCTCAAAGGTGTATGCAAATGGACAAGATCAATCCGAAACATTACAAGGATAATATTATAGAAACAATAGACGCAATTGAAAGCCAACTGTCTGACAAAGAGTTTGTTGGTTATCTCAAGGGTTCTGTACTCAAATATATGTGTCGTTCTGGTAAAAAAATTGGTGTGTCTTCGCAAGAAGATTATCAAAAAGCAGAATGGTATCTGCAAAAACTATTAGATAGGAAAGATAAACTACCTATGGATTTACACTCTAAGATATTACAAGATAGTCCAAGTAAGTTCTTTGATGTATGACAGAAAAGAAAGGGACATACAAACCACCAAGTCCCTTTGTCGTTGTCCCAAGTAGAGCATTGACTGATGAAAGATTTATGTATGGTAAGCACTTGCGTACATTCCAACTGCTTGTCATACTATGCTCTTATGGTAACAGAGGGGGGATTGCATATCCCTCACAAGAATTACTTGCAAAGGCTATGGGTGGCATAACACAATCTGGTGTTAGTAAGCATATCAAATTGCTTATGGCATGGGGGTATATTCGTTATGCCTCAAAGAAGTTTCATAAGAATCTGAAAGGCAATGCTTACTTCATATTCTTTGAAGATCCAGATGTCAAACCTATGTCTGACTTAGAGGCATTTGCAATGCAGAAAGCAGAACATCAAGAAGAGTTAGTAAAAGATATGAAGATAGTACCACCAACAGAGCCAAAAAAGACTGATGATAAATTTCCAAGCAGAGAGGCAAGGAACATCTGTCTCAGTTACACAAAGATATTGAACAAGCATTTTGGACAGATAGCACATAGCTATACATTACAACATGAGTACCTTGTTCAGTCGTGGTTAGACCGTGGTTTGTCCAAAGAGTACATCTTAAAAAAGATAGATGACTACATGATATGGCGAAGAAAAACGGGTAAAGATGGCATACGTTCTATTGGTTACTTTAAGAATGTATTTAAAGAGAAGAGCAAAGAGCCACCCACAAAGAAAGAAGAATTAGATCAGTTGTTGGGCAAATTCAAATCAACACACAAAATTAAATGGTAGTATGTGCTTTTGGGTAATCGTTTATAGGGTATCTTAAATCTTTCTTGGCTTGTTTTACAAACTTCTTGTTGCCTATCATGTAAACATATCTGTGTTTTCGTGGTCTATCTGTAACATAAAACATATCGTTGTCTTTTCTTTCTTCCAAAGTGTATTTTTCACATATCGTTTTGCTATGTAAATCGCTACCTTTCATTCGCCATTCAGTCCTCTTGTCAGATAGTCCAGTATATAAAAAGTTTGTAGCTTGGTATATATAGCCAACATGGTTTTGACTTGTATCTGCATAAGACACTATAACTTTAGGCTTGGGTAATAGCTTTAGGCTTTGTGATACAAGGTAACTTGATTCATTTTTTAGATTGTTTTTTAGGCATAGCCTATTAAGTTCTAGTATCTTGTCCTTGTATTCTGCACCACATATACCCTTACACAATGACTGTGAGGGGGGCGAACCATAGCATACTATACCCACCATAACATCATCTTTAAAAAGTCCATAAGAATAGGATATACTAGGCATACGTTGTGCGTAATGTATACCTAGTATGTATGGCTTTGTGCTATTGTATGAAGTTGCTTTTACTTTATACCCTAGCACCCTCTTCTTTTTCCTCTCTTTCTTTCAGCATTGCAACACAATCCATTAAGGACTGTAGGACAATGGCATTATGTTTATCAAGCTCATCAGGATTTATTTTAAGGTCAAGCATATCTACATAATCTGATAAGATATTCTCTAAAAGAATAGCTTTAGGTCCTACTGCATCAGGACCTAGGAATAAACTCTTTATATCGTCTATCAATCTTCTGCTATGCTCAGGTTGAAACTCATATATATACTCTGTGTGCTCTGTCATGTTTATTTCCTTTCTTTATGCTACAATAAATATATCATTTAACTTACCACGTTTTAAATGCACTTCAAATATGCACCAAGATAAAGGTATATCATTATCAGTTAAATCATAATCTAAATTTGTTTTATATTGAAAAACTGTATTACTTCCATTAATGCAATATTCATTAGGTAAATAATCTAAATCAATTTCTGTATTATTAATGGTATCT